ATTCAATAACCCTGCTATTGACGAGGCTAACGATAACTTGTATCTATTATCTAAGATACTGAGGAAAGAACCTACACAGTTGAAATACTATGAAAATGTATATAGTAAGCTAATATCTAAGGCATTTACAGCTGGTAGTGCAGGTTTAGGTAAAGAATTTGTTCCGCAGGAACTATCTACTAGAATTCTTGAAATATATGAGCAGGAATTAAGAGTCGCAAAGCTTTTCGAGACAATAAATATGCCATCTAATCCATACCTAATGCCAGTTATGCTAAATGACCCTATGGCTATATACAGAGCTGAAGGAACTGGTTCGCTTTCAGACCAAGCTACAGGTACAATTACCGCTGCGTTAACATTTACTGCTAAAACCTTTCTGTATTTCACAAGAATAACAGATGAGGCTACTGAGGATTTGATAGCACCAGCACTTCCTGCTATTAAAAGATATATAGCACAGTCACTTGCTAGGGCATTGGAAACCACAATAATCAATGGTACTACTGGTACACATATGGATGCTGATGTAACTGGTGCAACAGATGCTAGGAAAGCATTCAAAGGATTGAGGAAACTTGCTAATGCTGGTAGCTTAGAGATAAGCGCTGCTGACCTTTCAGATAAAACAAAAGCATTAAGTGTAATAAGAGCTATGAGATTAAAGATGAAGAGATTTGGGCAGAATCCTAATAATCTTGCACTCATAGTATCTAATAGTGCATTTGTTAAACTATTAAATACTGATGAAGTTCTTACATATGATAAGTTTGGACCTAATGCTACAGTAGATAGTGGTATCCTTGAAAGAATAGACGGAATTCCTATCATAGTAAGTGAATTTGTAAGAGAAGACCTAGCAACAACTGGAGTGTATACAACAACTGGTTTGACAAATACAGAGATACTTATGGTTTATACTCCAGCATTCTTGATTGGTCAGAGAGGTAGTGTAAAAGTAGAAGAAGCAAGAGATGTTTCTACCACATCTAATATGCTTGTCACTTCTATGCGTAATGACTTTGAGCCTATGCTCACACCGTCTGTTACTTATCCAGTTGTAGTTGCTGGTATCTCTATAGCCGTATAAATCAGTGGGAGGCTTTTGCCTCCCACTACCTAAAAAATGAGATATATCAATTTAACAGAATTACAAAATTTTATAGGTTCTAATAATGCACAGCTGGAATTTTTAGGAAATTCAGCTGAATCTATTATTCTTAAACAGCTTGATTGGACATTCCTACCAGCCAAAGAAGTTACTATTACGTCTGTATCTGGACTTCTAACTATTGGTGAACAATATCTATCAGAAATAACATATATATACTTGAATGGCACAGAACTAGACATAACAGAACTTACATATAATTTAGTTAATGGAACTATTAATGTAGATATAGATAGCACGTATGTTATCAGATACTTAATCACTAAAGAAGCTATTGTTGCTTCTGTAGATTTACTTATAACGCTTCCAGACCAGAATATAACAGAGATAACATATCTAGAAAAAGACAGTGTAGTAATAGAAGACTTTGGGTATGATTTGGTAAATGGCACTATAACAGTTACTGAGGACGGAACATACACTGTTAGATATACACTTACCAAAGAAGTTTCTGTCGATTCCATAAATGGGCTTATAACACTTCCTGACCAGAATATAACAGAATTAAAATATGTATACAGACAAGGCATAGAACTTGATATAGAAGATTTCACATATAACTTAACTGATGGCACTATCATAGTAAATATAGACGGAATATATACTGTAAGATATATACCTACTATTGAATTTAAAGAAATACACACGATTAATTCAAGATACTTCAATCCAAAACATTATCCTATAAAATATGTAATAAGTGTTATGGATACTATTAGAAATGTAGAATTAGTAGATTTTGATATTATAGACGAACAGGTTTTAGCCTTTTATGCTCATATACCACAGCCTGTAAGATTAGAAGTAATATATCGTTCTGGTATAGGATTAAAAGAAGATATTAAATACGCAATTATGATAACTGTTAAATCGTGGTTCAGAAATTATCAAGAAAACCTAAATAATGTATCAAGTTATGCAATAGGAGACGAACGAGTTACATTCTCCAAAGATTTACGTAGCCTACCAATGGAAGCAAGGGAAATTATTAATGAATATCAGAATAAACGAGTTACTTGGTATGGGAGCATTCTATGATTGGACCAGTGCAGGAGTTTAAAGTGTATTCCAAGACTTTGATATCTGACGGATTAGGTTCATATACTACTGAATATGTTTTTGTTAAAACAGCTAAAGGTGTAATATCTAATCCTTCAAGTAAAGTTAAGGCACTAGCTAATACTCCTTCACTAATAGGAAGATATGTTATCTATACAGACGATATAGATATAAAACCTGACAATATCATAAATATCGGTGATAAGTATTTTAAAATTATAGGATATCGGAATCCTAATTTTAGAAACCACCACTTAGAGATTACTGTTGACGACGCAACAGATATAATCAATATTAAACAATGAAACTAGAATTTAAAATTAAATCCGATATAGATAAAATGGCTATTAAACAAGCTATTTATCAATTTGGGAAAGATGTAGTTAAAGAAACGTCTGAAGTAATTGTAAATGAATCTAAAAATTACTTAACTGAAACCGATAGAGTGCATACAGACCCAGATAGCCTCTTTACTAACTTTGTTGTTGAAGAACCAGTTATTACAGATAATGCTATCATTGGTAAAGTATGGAATCATTCTCCACACGCAGGTGTTCAAGAATTTGGACGTAGTAGACCATATCCATTAACAATTACAGAAGAATTACAACAGAAATATGAATGGGCAAAGAAGTTTGAGATTGGAGCTATAGTATGGACTTATATGAAAGCACCTACAATTCCTCCTGGAGTAGAAGTGATAAACAAAGAACGAAAGAGAGGTGCGCATCCATTTATGGCAGTTGGTTTAATAAGAGCATATAAATGGCTTCAGAGGACATATTGTCAACAAAGATAAATACTGTTTTAACTAAAATATATTCTAAATTATCTACTTCACTACAGAATGTTAATGGCGTATATCTTGAATATGTTCCAGATGTATTTCAGTATCCTATAGTGATTATTACACATCTTCAAACATTGCCTTCTGGTTATCTACCTGCCAAGACTTCTGCTACACTAGAGGAACACCATATCAGTATAGCAGTTTATTCTAATGACTCCTCTGCTACAATAGCGTTAGGAATTGGGGCACAGATTATTAATCTGCTAGACGAGCAAAATCTAGATGCCTCAATGATACAGTTGACTAGATATTACACACAGTTGATAAGAGATGATACAGAGTGGATTTATACTTTGAGATACAAGGTTGTAACTTATTAGTTTGGAGGTAATATAAAAATGGCTGTATTTAGTGGAAATAAGGGAATGGTTTATTGTGGTGCAACACAGGTTGCTAATGTAACCAACTGGTCTCTGACTGTAGAAGCAGATAATCTTGATTCAAGTGCAATGGGAACAGAATGGAGAACCTTTCTTACTGGCATAAAGCAGTGGTCTGGAACTATAGATGCACATTGGGATTTAACAGATACCGCACAAAAGGCATTATTTGATGCATTGACTGGCTCTACATTAGTTTCATTAAAACTATATGTTGATTCCACTAGGAATTTCTCTGGAACTGCTGCAATTACGTCTGCTGATACTACTGTTCCATTCGATGGGATAGAAACTATCACGTTTAATTTCCAAGGCAATGGTGCATTGACAAGGTCAGTCTAATTAAGTATATGGGGAGGGATTTTTATCCCTCCCCAGACCTGGAGGGGAATGTTGGAAGAAAATATTTTTAAAACTTATAAGAATAAAGAAGAGAGAGAAGATGTCAAAGGACAAATATATATTAAAAATGGAGAACCCAAATATCTTGAAAATATTCCCACGGTTTATATAGAAGAAGCTAGGAATTTGTATAAAATAGGCTATCCTGATTTAAAATATATGAATAGATATTCCAACATACAAATATTTTATAAAGATAGGCTAATTACACCACTGAAGGTGTATGCTAGCGGATATTTTACTTTAACAGAACGGTATCCTAGAATTACAGTTAATTTTACTTATTATCCAGTAAAGTTATGGGGTGATATTCTTGAATTAGATATACACAGATATTCTATATCCACTGATGATAGGATTCCAATATATACATTTGAGTTTGAAGTATTTAAGGCGAAGTTACAGGAAACTGTAAATATAGAAGAACTTGAGAGTGTTATGTTGACTATTAAGAAAAATAATTTCAGGCTCTGGTGCGAATGTCTCAAAAAAGAGACAGTTTTTGAAAGCATAGAAGAGCCACTATTTATTAGGGAGGTTTAAAAAAGTATGGCGGAACTAGCAGTAACATTTGGTGTTCCAATAGGAGAAATGAAGATTGGTGAGCAGACTTATACATTATACAGACTAAAGTTAATAGATTATGCATATCTGGAACAAACTTATAATAAGCCAATCTCTGATATCCTATCAGACCCAAACATTTCCAGGAGTATTAGCATAATTCTAGATGTATTAACATTATCTATTCGTAAAGGCGATTCTACAGTTACCAAGGAATTCTTGGGTGAAGCAATTGACCCTGGCGACCCAGAATTTCAGAGGTGTGTTCAGGAATTACTTCCAAAGATATTTGGAAGTGAGGCTCAGGGGGGAGAGTTGAAAAAGGGGGGTCAAAAAAACAAGTAACTTCTGAGGCTATATATTCTATGATATGCAGTATTGCTTATTATTATCATTATACATTAGAAGAGATTGGAAATCTTGATTTGGTTCAATGCAATATTCTACTTGATTTTGTAAAAGATTTGAATTCTAAAGATAAACGTGGTTTCAAGTTTTCTTCAAGCCCCAAGTTTGGGAGGTTCTAAATGCCAGAAGCTGGCGGTTCACCTGCTGGCGGATTAAATGCTGGTTCTATATATGTAGATGTAAGGCTAGATACTTCTGAAGTAGAAAAAGACCTTCAGAAGTTATCTAGCCTATTAGATTCATTTGCCAAAAAGGCTATACCTATCGATATTACCAAGAGTATTTCTGAACAACTTGAGAAATTAACTAAAGGTATTAAAATTCCAGTTGAACTAGAGATTACTAATACTAACATTCTAGATGAATTATCAAAGAAGAAAATAATTGTTCCTGTAACACTTGAAACAAAAGAAGTGCAGAAACAGATATCTGAAGCTACTACTGGTAAAACAAAGGTTTCTACTGGTAAAGCAGAACCTTCTGGAATAGGAATAGCACAACCAGGAATTACTCCTGACTTATCTGCACAGTTTAAAGATATTTTAACACCGGGTCCACCATCACAATATAAAGAAATTCTTAGTAATATAAAGAATACCACTGAAACAGGAATAACACGATTTATTGATAAATCCTTTGAGCAAGTGTTAAATGAAATTAACACACTATCTCTTGGACAAATTGGAATTGGAAATATACAAAGATATTTTAAAGGTATTACTGGTAAAGATTTATTTGAATCATTAAATCTTGAAAAGAATTTAAATTTACAAGATAGACTTACTTTATATTTTAATGAAATTGCTAAATCTTTAAATCTTAATATGCGTAGTGTTTTAAGCAGAAAACAATGGAAAGAATTAACCCCTCAAATAGAAAATGCATTAAAATCTATACAGCCACCTGGCGAAGATATTACAGAATTTACAAAGACTTTTAGTGAAACACTAAATAAGGTTGGATATGAAGTATTCCGAAGATATAAAGGTAATTTCAAAAAATATACTTCTGATATTAAAGAATTCACTAAAATAGAACCAAAGATAGAACCAACTATAGAAATAAAGAAACCAATAGAACAGGTTGCAGAAGTTACACAGCAAAGTATAGGAAACGAGACAAAGAAATTAGCTGAGAATATTGGTGATATTTTAGGTATAGAATCTAAAGAAGTAGAAAAGATAATGCAAGATATAGAACCAGCAGTTAAGGACGTTCAGCCTGCAGCAGAAAATCTTGCTAATCAAACTGTGCAAATGACTAATGAAGTAGGTAAGGTATTAGAATCTAATGCAAAAGACATTCAAGAAACTGGTAAAAATGTAAGTAAAAGGGCTAAAAAAGGATTTAAAGAAAATAAAATAATACCAACTGCTGGCGGAGGTAAAGGACCTTCTCCTCCTTATAATGCCAATGATTTAGTAGATATGTTGGCAGGAGAGAAAAATCTACCTAAAATAACCTATGATTTAGAAATCAGATATGACCAGAATAACCTAGAAAATCTACATACTTTATTTACCAGTATTAACAACGACCTTACAAAAATAGGATTACAACAAGACTGGCAAGATATTATTCAAGCACTTGGCGGAGAAGCTGGAGCTGCAGAAAAATTATCTACTTCCTTAAATGATATTAAAACTTCTGCTGGTAGTTTAAGAGTAACATTTAAAAACCTTTCAGCTGCACCAAAGCAAATAGGTGGCGGTATGCAAACCTTCCTTGCTAAGGTCCTTGGTGTTTTAAGGGTATTAAACAAGGAAGGAATTAATGTTTATACCGACCTTGGAAAACAATTTGATAACCTTGGATTTAGATTAACACGTTCAGCAGCAAGGTTCTCTTTCATACTTGCGCCAGTCTTGGGAATATATAAGAAGTCTACTGAAGCAATAGTCCCATTTGAATATGCATTAAGCCGTGCTACTGCTGCAGGGCAACTTTCGGAAAAGCAATATAATGAAATGAAATCTGAAATTCTTGATTTATCTGCAGCATACGGAATATCCTCGCAAACCCTTGCTGAATTAAGCTATCAAATTCTCTCTTCTGGTGTTTCTTTCGACGAATTAAATGAATCAATGGAAACTGCTGCAATGCTTGCAGTAAGAAGTGGTCAGGATATACAAGACCTTGGATATAGACTTCTTATACTAAAAGATTTATTCTTAGATTCTGGACTATCGGTAAAAGAATTTGGTAGCTTATTAATCAATGCTACTGATATGTCTAAGGCTGAAATAGGACCACTTACACAATCCTTGAGTAGATTTGGTGGTGCTATAGAAGCATTTCAAGTTCCACCAGAAATTGCAGTTACATTACCTTCTATGCTTTCAGATATAGGTTTGAGAGGAGAACGTGCTGGGACTACACTAAATAGTGCATTCTTTGATTTCTATAATATACTCGAGAAGTTAGGAATTCCAATTAAAGACGCTGAAGGTAATATGAGGAATTTCTATGACTTAGCAGAAGAATTTTTAATGGTATCTCAATCTTTTGGATACACAGATATAAGAGGAGCTTTGAATGCATTTGGCGCTAGTGCACAGTCTATGAAGATATTTAACGTATTATTTAGCCAGGGTATAGATAGACTAAGAGAATTTAGCACTGCTATTCAAGATACTACCAGGTCACAAGAAGCATTTGAAGGAATAATGGAAACTCCTGCAAGAAAATATACTAGGCTTATGGAAGATATGAAGAATTTCTGGGTAGAGACTGGAGCTGTAATCCTTGAAGGAGTTAAACCTATACTAAGTGTTTTTTCTTCTATACTTAAAGGAATTTCAAATGTAATTAATTTTCTTGGTCCTTTAGGAAAACATATAGTAACAGTTATCGGAGTAGTTACCACTCTTGCAACAGCTTTTGGCTTTGTCGGATTAACAATAGGACAAGCTGCCGAAGGTCTAGGAACTTTATTCACTATGATAGGTCTTTCAAAAACTGCTTTAGGTGGACTTTCTAATAGTCTTAGAAAAGTAAACACTGATTTAACTGCAACTTCTATAGCAACAGCTTCTGCTACAGGTGGACTTAAAGGATTAACTGCTGGCTTAAAATTAACTGGAGCAGGTATAGGTTCTATAATATTAAAGTTTAGTAGTTGGGTTGGTATTATACTTACTGTAATCGGTGGTATTGCTGCACTTGTAAATTATCTTAAACAATTAAAAAAGACTTCTGACGACGTTTCTGATTCATTAGATAAAGCATTAGAACCATTAAGAAAAGATATAGAAAGCCAGATAAATCTTGATTTAAGTCTCAATACTACTGGTGAAGTATTAGGTAAGGAACTCGGAGAATCTGCTGGTAAAGCAACTGCAGAAGGTATTATTCCATATCTTAAGTCCGCTTCACCACCTAAAGTAGGACCACTTAAGAATATTGATAAGTGGGGCTTTAATATGGGGCTTAGTCTAGGTAAATCATTAGCACTAGGTGTTGCTTCACGTTTAAATAATATAGAAAAACAGTTTAATACATTATATGCAAGGATTAGAAGGTATCCTTCTGAAGTTCCATTCCCTAAACTAGAAGAAGGAATTACACCTAAAGAATTAGAAGATTATTTCAAAACAACAAAATTAGAATATAGAGGTAGACCTTGGATTCCTGAAAGACAAGAAATTGATTTAGGACTTGAAAAACTTGAATTAGATAAAAATATAGTATATCTATATAAAACAGAAGTAGAATTAATAGATACTTTAAAGCAAAATATATCCGCAGTAAAAGACGCTACTGAAGCTACTAAAGGGCAAATTGCTGAAGGCAAAACTAAACCAGAAAAAGGCATTCCAGAAGGTGGCGGTACTCCTTGGAAAATACCTGAAATTTCATTAATACCAAAAAGGTCTCCAGTAGAGCCACCAATATTTTCAAAGCCAGAACCAGTTCCCAGTAATGTTCCTATTATTTCTGCACTACCAGAAGGACTCTCGAAATATCTTAAACTAAGTATTAAAGAACCAGCTGTAGTTCCAGAAGTAGAGCTAGAACTAGTTCCAGAATTAAAGGAAATTAACAAAGGTATTAGTGTGCTTAATTCTACTGGTACTGCAATTAATGAAACGATTAGTATACTAGGCGAAGAACTTAAGAAATACTTAAAACTTAATCTTGAAAAACAAGAAGAAGCCATTCAGGAGAAGCCAGAACTAGTCCCAAGTAATATTCCATTCTTCACTGCAATTCCAGAAGTAATTAGTAGATATTTAGGGCTTAATATTAGAAATCAAGAAATAACTCCTACTACAGGTAAAGTGCCAAGTGAAGTTACACACGAAGTAAAGGTAAATGTAGATTTATCTAAAATGGAACTTCCAGAAACTGTTACTGTATTTTATGTTCTAAAAGAAGGCGAAGAGGGAAAATTACCAACTGATATTAAAAATAAAATTACATTAGAAGTAAATAAAGATGATTTAGAACAGATACAGAAGCATTTAAATGTAACATATGTATTAGAACCAGCTGAATTAATTAGACTCGCAAAATCACTTGGTATTAATGTAAAAGAAGGAATGAATGCCCAAGAATTACTTGAAAATATAACTAGAAAAATAAAATTAAGCGGAGAAGGTATTAAGGATTTACCTAAAATTACTGTTTATTATACTCTTACAGATGCAGAATTAAAACCTCTTGCAGATTCACTTGGAATATCCGTAGAAGAATTAAAAAAGAGTGGGGTAGGTAAATTCCCAGTAACTATAGACATATCAGAACTATCGCAGTTACCCACGACTCTTGTATATAAGTATACTGTAGACAAGATACCTTCAGGGGCAACTATACCAGTTACTGTTATAGAACCTGATATTCCTGAAGGTTTACAATACAGAATAAAATTAATAAACGAAGATGGAACACCCTTCGATACTACAGAAGCAGAAAAGATTATTAATGTTCTTGTTAATGAAACAGACTTGAAAGCTATTACCAAAGAAGCACAGATAAGATATTATGAGACAGTTACTGCTGGTGGTAAGAAGACACAAAAAGAATTAGAAATTGAAGATTGGACACCACAAATAGAAGTATTGGTGGATACAACTGGACAAATCAAGCAAGCCAAGATTAACTACTATCAAGTAAAGAATGGTAAATTAGTTAAAGTAGAGAATATAGAAGTAGACTTGGAAATACCTGCATTAAAACCTAAAGCTAATATAGTATTAAAAGATGCAAATGGTAAAGTTATTAAAGAAATTCCAGTAGAAGTAACAATTGAAACTCCTATTAAAACAACAGGTAAACCACAAGAAAAAACTAAAACAGAAACTAAAACAGAAACTAAGACAGAATCT